AGATCCCGATACCATCCATGGCCGGGTTGACCCGCTACCTGAATGACGGACGCACAACCAGCATGCAAATTTTTAGCATGGCGCGGCTGGCGCGTGACCCGCAAATGACCTACGCTTTCTTATGCTCGCAAGAGACGGAAGAAGCTGGGATGACGCCGAAGTCGCCGTTCCTTGGCTACGTGGGGCAGTTCGAAACCGACTTCGACAACTTCATGAACGTGAACAAGATCCCAGTGGGGTTCTTGCAGGTTGATCCGACACCTGACCCAACGAATCCAACTCAGGTTCTGCCGCTTCCAACGCGCCCGCAATTCACGCCGAACTTCCAGGAATATGAGATTGCTAAGGACTCTTGTCGTCGCGCGATCCAGGCTGCCATGGGGATTAGCCCCCTCCCGACCGCCGCGCAGAGAGACAACGAGAAAAGCGGCGTAGCCTTGGACAAGATCCAGCAGCAGGAGGCGATGGGTTCGCTTCACTTCGTAGACGCATACGAAGCTGCCATTTCCCGAGCCGGTCGCATTATTGAGGCATATATTCCGGTTTGCTATGACCGCGAAGACCGGGAAATGGGTCTGCAAATGGCCAATGATTCCCGGAAAATTATTCGAGCCAATACTCCTGAGCCTTATCTGGCAGACCCGAAGACCGGCGAGCGGCAACAGTATCTGATTGGCGATGAGGAACACGACGTGGCAATATCAGCTGGCCCTAGTTACCAATCGCAGCGCGAGGAAGCCGGGAAGTATCTCGATACCCTGATTGGAAACATTCAGGAAATAACGCAAATCTGCGGCGCTCAGGCCGCGGCTAAACTGCTCTCGCTGGCCACCCAAATGCGCGAACTTGGCCCACTTGGCGATGAGATGGCCGACGTACTCAACCCCGAGAAGGCCGGCGAGCAAGCGCAACTCCAAGGCATGCAGCATCAACTTCAGCAACAGGGCCTGCTCACCCAGCAACTCCAGGACGAGCTTCAGAAGCTGCAACTGGAAAAGGCCGGCAAGGTTATAGACAATCAGTTCAAGATGCAGCTGCAAAAGATGGAAGACGAAAACAAGCTGGCTATCGCGGAGATCAGCACCAAAGCGCAGCAGCTTAGCGAGCGAATGCAGACATTCGCGGACCAGATGGCGCAATTCCATTCCCAGGCGCATGACGTTGCGCTCCAAGCTCACGATCAGCAACACCAGCAGGGTATGGCGCAGCGGCAAGCGGACACTGCCGCGCAGACGCAGGCCAGCGATCAGGTACACCAAACGGTGATGGCCCAGCAGCCAGGCGGCGATGAATAGTCTCGACTGGCAGCCGACAGATTGCCCATGCAGCGTTTACTCCTGGCACACAGAGACGCTACCCAACGGCTGGGCAGCCGGCGTGTCGGACCACAGCCAATCTTACGCACCGCGGCGCCGCACTGAGTACCAGGCATACACGTCATGTCGCTGGTGGCTAGTGCAGCATCCAAGGACTTTCGAGACGCTCGCCGAGGCCAAAGACGCGGCGGTACTCCTGGCGATGTCTCAACGGGATGCCTGCGCCGATCCGGCGTGCAGGGTTGAGGAAGAGCGGCGGTCTCCAAAACCGCTATTAGCGAGTTCGAATCTCGTCGCCCCTGCCAAAGTTTTACATGGGTCGCAGGGAAACGGTGACCACATCGCCTGCAAAGCGATTGATAGAGCGTTCAATTCGCAACCCGATCAAACGAATTCGTAGCACCTCGCTGGCCCAGCGATACGGGCGCAATCTTTATGGAAACACAAACCCCAGACGTACAGGTCGAATCGTCACCGGCCATGGAAGTACCCCGCGATGGTGAAGCATATGCCAAATGGCGTATGACCGGCGAACTGCCGGAATCGCCCGCCAAGCCGAAAGCGGCCTCGACACCCGCAAAAGAAACTCCAGCCGGTGAACAACCGGAAAAATCTGCCCCTGCCTCGGAAGCAGGTGTTACTCAGGAAAAGCGCAGGAGCAACGCACAATCTCGGCTCGATGAAATTTTGGCTGATCTGAAGACTGCCGATCTTACCCCGGCACAATTGAAGACGTTCAAACGCGAACAGAAGGCCGAATCTGCCGCGCCGCCCGAAAAGGCGGCATCAGAGCAAACTGTAAAGCCGGATGGACTCAAGGCCCCTGAAAAACCGGACCCCTCGAAGTTTAAGACGTATGAGGATCTGGAAGCCGCGAAGGACAAGTATTATGAGGATCTGGCCGATTACAAGGCTCAGAAGGCCATCCAAACCGACCGCGCGAACCGTGCTGCCGACGCAGCCCGCGAATCGACTTGGAGCAAAATTCGGGAAGCTGAGAAGCGGTATGGGGCCGAGTCTGGCGGTTTGATTTCCGCCACAGCCAGGGAGATATCGGGCGACCAGCAGATCGCGGAGCCGATCAAGCAAATCCTGGGTGGTTCCGATGTGATGGCGGACTTGCTTTATACCATCGGGAGCGGCGCGGACAGGCAAGAATTTATTGACCTGGCCCGCAGCAACCCCGGCGCCGCAATCCGCAAGATCGTACTCATGGAAGAAATGGTAAAGGCTGAACTGGGTAAAGGCAGCAAGGTTGAGCAGCCACCTTCCGACCGAGACGACACTGGAAAGTTTCTCAAGCGCGTACCTGAAAGAAAAGAATCTGAAGCTCCTCCCCCGGCGCGCGAGGTAAGCGGGCGTGGCTCCGCTCTTCCCGATCCGGCCGAGGCGGCCTTCAAAGCGGGCGACTTCCGCTCCTTCCGTGAAATTGAAAACCGGAAGGAGATCGAGAAGCGCCGGAGATAGTAAGTGGCCAATAATTTCATTAACACGAATTGGGTTTCGATGCAGATCCTTCGACTTCTGCTGAATAAGCTGGAAGTTGCGGATTACTTCGACCGCGAATGGCAGGGCGATTTTGAAAAGGAATTCGCCCCAGGTGCCAACATCACCGTAAAGTTTCCCCAGCAGTTTTTAACGGTCGATGGTATGGCTTATGCCCCCCAGGGAATCAACCGCATTTCCACCACGGTATCGCTGGATCAATGGATTCAGGTAGCGTTTGAGTGGGATGATTACGAGCGCGCCGTCAAACTGGAACGCACTGAAGCGCAACTCCGGGAGAATTATTTCGACCCTGCCGGTGCCTCTCTGGCGCAGGAATTCGATAACCGCTGCGCGAACTGGGCACGCTACAACACGTCGGGAATCGCCGGCTCACTCGGCACCGATCCGACGTCCGTTTCCACGTATTACACGGCACGGCGCTACCTGAAAGAGGCGCCGTGCCCGCCCGGAAAAAAGGGAGCGATGATTTCCTCGTCCATGATGGCGACGCTGGGGACCAACATCACCAGTATCTTCCATCCGGCCGATGAAATTGATTCGATGTTCAAGGAAGGCGCACTCGGCAAGCTGGCGGGGTTCAATTTCTTCGAATCGAACTCGCTCTATTCGCACACCGCTGGTACCTGGGCCGGGTCGGTAACCATTAACGGAGCCAATCAGGGAGGAACTTCGCTCGTCATCACTTGCACCGCTGGCGACACGTTCAACCAAGGCGACAGGTTCTCCGTGTCCAACGTGAACCGCGTCAACCGTATGACCCGGCGCATCGTCGGTCCTGCTACCGCCAAGACGTTCACGATCACTCAGGCACTAACAGGTGTCGGTGGTGGCGCAGACACCATCAACTTCTTGCCGCCCATCTATGGGCCTGGGTCGCAATACCAGAACGTGGATAACCTCCCCGTTTCCGGCGCCGCCCTCACCCTGTGGCCGGGAACTACTTCCCCCAATGGAAAGGTCGGAACTGTGGGGCTTGTCCTCGCCCGCCAGGCGTTCGCCATTGTTGGTGCCAAGCTTTACCTCCCGAAAGCTGTCGAAATGTCCGGGCAGGCGACTGACCCCGATTCTAAGATTAGCGTCCGAAAGGTAAAGGTTTGGGACGGAATTCGGTCTGTCGAAATCAACCGCATGGACTCGCTTATGGGGCTTGGTAATCTGTACCAAGACAATGCCGCAGTAGCGGTGCTGGGCGCGTAAACCAGGAGGGCCGCTCTTCGGAGCGGCCATTTCCTTCAAGGAGAACAAAAAAATGGAAAACTTCAAAAATCGCATCGTTATCGCCCTGTGCATCGTGGCCATGCTGCTTATTCCCGTAGCCGCCACCGCCCAGCAGACCATCCTCACGCCGACGACCCTATCGGCGGCGATCACCAGCGGAAGCACGCA